GTAATAGAGCGTATATTGTACGAGCTGACGTTGATCTAGGCGCACTAAATCCATCAGCAGATGCTCCTCAGGCTGATCCAGCAAGTGGGACTTATTGGTTAGATATTGCTAAGAGTTCATGGGGCATATTCGAGTGGAACGGAGATCCAAAAGGTGTGGGCAAGGGTCAAAGTTTTGCTAAGAAGATGCCAATCACTGTAACTGAACCTGCACTAATTAATAATCTTACAGGTGGGCCTAAAGACAGCGTAGGTACTGTGGGAGATTATGCCATAGTAACCCTAATGAATTTAAACACAAGTTATGATGCTCCTGATGTATTATGGTTTAGAAATAAAAATACCTGGGTAGAAGTTGGTAGTGCAGATTGGCGTACAAGTTGGCCTGCTGTAATCAGCACTAAATCAACAATCACAATTCCAGCAGGAAGCACAAGTTTATATTTTGATAAGAACAATGATTTAGATACAGTTGATGCTGGTGAGCAAATGACTGGTACGTTACCAGGAATTGGAAGTATATCTTTAACAGTTGGCGTGAATAGTGCAGCAGATATTGCTGCCAAGATCAACGCTTTTGCACCTAATTTTGTTTTTGCCGAAGTAAGAAACAACCGTCTAGTACTGTCAAGTGTAACTGGCAGATTTACAATATCTGGGGCAGCCTGTGAGCACATCGGTATTGATGAAGGAACTTATTTTAGTCCAAAAGTTGAAATTGCTCCACATACTAAAGTGCCATTATTTAAAACTGATGATCCAACTGCAAGACCAACAGGCAGTGTATGGATTAAGACAACTGCTGCTAATGGTGGAGCAGAATTTGTATTGAAGAAATATAATGCTGATGCAGATATGTTTGAAACAAATGTATGTCCTATACTACCAAACGCTGCTGCTGCAATTTATCAATTAGATAAAACAGGTGGTGAAAAACTAGTTGTAGGTTCAGTATATGCCAAAGCTAATACAACAGAATATTTGTATCAATATCCTTCAGGTGATTTTGGTCCAACAACTGTAGATTTTTATTTTTATAGAAAGAGCACATCAGGACCAACAACAATTACAAGTAAAGTTATTGGAACAGGAACGTTTAGTTCTGGTTCAAGAGATTTCTTTTTACAAGAAACAAGAGCTGCTAGTCCAAACTATACCGACGCAGCCAGCTTTAGAGTTAATTTACTAGGCGATGCTGCTGATGCAGAAAAGATTGCCAAAGCAATTAATGATAGCACAGCTCTAGTTAATGTAACAGCCAGAGTTACGCCACAAAACAAATTAATTATTCAACACCTACTAGGTGGTGATATTAGAATTGAGGAAGATCCAAGTGCCGGAGATAATATTTTTACAATATTGTTTGCGGGTGAAAAGAATCCTAATTTACATGAAAGTTTATTTGCTGATGGCTCAGCATCATTTAGCCCACAGTGGGAAGTAAGTCATTGGGAGCCATTACGCTTTACATCCAGTGCATTTGCTCCAACAAGTTTGACCAAAGATCAAACATTATGGTACAATAGTATTGTAGATGAAGTTGATATCATGATTCACAGTGGTACAGAATGGGTAGGATACAAAAATTATTCAGGTCTTACAGGAACAGATCCAAATGGTCCTATAGTTAGTGCTACAAAACCACTATTACAAAGTGATGGTACAAGTCAATTAACTACCGGTGATTTGTGGATTGATACAAGTGACATTGACAACTATCCTATGATTTATAGATTTGATGCTAGCAGACCAGGTACAGCAGCAACAAAATGGGTATTAGTTGATAAGACAGATCAAAGTAGTGAAGAAGGTGTTTTATTTGCAGATGTAAGATGGACCGATGAAGGAACAAATGCCACATACACCGAAAGTACAATACGAGACTTATTGGAAAGTGATTTTGTAGATCCAGATGCACCCGATCCTGCTTTATATCCAAAAGGTATGTTGCTATGGAATATGCGTCGCAGTGGATTTAATGTAAAGAAATTTGTACAGAATTATATTGACGTAAATGAATCAAATAATAGATACCAAGTGCTTAATAATGGTATATTAATTGATGAATCAATGGCTGATTATTATCCACATCGTTGGGTTACAATTAGTGGTAATCAAGAAAATGGTGCAGGTTGGTTTGGTCGTCAGGCACAACGTAGAGTGGTAGTACAGGCATTACAGGCTGTGACAAATAGTTCAAGAGATATTCGTGAGGAAGCTCGTGTATTCAACTTAATTGCTACTCCTGGATACCCTGAACTAATTGGTGAAATGATCAGCTTGAATTTTGACAGAGCCTTAAGTGCGTTCATTGTTGGTGATACACCAGCTAGATTGACTCCAGATGCCACAAGTTTAATGGCATGGGGCAATAACCTACGTTTGAGTGTGGAAGATAACGATGTCGGTGCACCAAGTTACGATGAGTATATGGCCATGTTCTATCCTTGGGGATTCACAAGTGACCTATTAGGACGCAATATCGTAGTGCCTCCAAGTCATATGATGTTAAGAACTATCGCACTAAGTGATAGTGTAAGTTATCCTTGGTTTGCTCCAGCTGGTACACGTAGAGGTGGAATCAATAATGCCAGTAGTGTTGGCTACATCGATGATGAAGGTGAATTTGTAGTCGTAGCTCTTAATACCGGACAGCGTGATACACTATATGATGTAAAGATTAATCCAATTACATTCTTTACAGGAGTAGGACTTGTTAATTACGGACAAAAAACAAGAGCTAAAAATGCAAGTGCGCTGGATCGTATCAATGTAGCTAGATTGGTTGTGTACTTACGTAGACAATTAGATATTTTGGCTAAACCATACATTTTTGAACCTAATGATAAGATTACTAGGGATGAGATTAAAGGTGCAGTTGAAAGTCTGTTACTTGAATTAGTTGGCCAAAGAGCATTGTATGATTACATTGTAGTATGTGATGAGTCAAACAATACTCCATCTAGAATAGATAGAAATGAACTTTATGTTGATGTTGCTATTGAACCTGTCAAAGCAGTTGAATTTATCTATATTCCATTAAGATTGAAGAATACAGGTGAAATTGCTGGTCTATAAGGCATAAATAATAATAACGGAGTAACTAACTATGGCAATTGCGACACTAAACAGATTTACAGTACCTCTAGCATCAGATTCTAGTTCGTCAACACAGGGCATGTTAATGCCTAAATTGAAGTATAGATTTAGAATTATGTTTGAAAATTTTGGTGTTAGTACTCCTTCAACAGAATTGACCAAACAGGTTCAAACAGCAGCTAAGCCTAATGTACAATTTCAAAACCAAGTAATTGAAACATACAACAGTAAAATCAATTATGCAGGTAAACCAACTTGGCAAGCCATACAGGTTGTATTACGTGATGATGCTACTGGCATTGTCAGCAAGCTAATTGGTGAACAAATGCAGAAACAATTTGATTTCTTTGAACAGGCCAGTGCTGCCTCAGGTATTGATTACAAGTTCCTAATGCGTATTGAAATTACTGAGGGCGGAAATGGTATTCATGTTCCAACAATTTTAGAAACTTGGGAGTGCTATGGTTGCTATGTTACACAGGCTAACTGGCAATCATTAAGCTATGCTGAAGCAGCTCCACAAACAATTGATCTAACAATTCAACCAGATAACTGTATTCAGATTCCACAAGGAAGTGGTATTGGTGCTGCTATTGGCAGAACTGTACGTACAATGGCCACAGGCGCAGGCGGTTAATATTATACAAAAACAAATTAGGGCCTTTGGCCCTTTTTTGTTGACTATTCTAAATAATAGCATATTATTTTTATAATAAATACAATATGGCAAGTAAGTTCAATGGATTATTAAATCAATTAGGATCAGGTCTCCTACGTCCAAAAGGCCAAATGGGAGACTGGCAACACGCGGCTCGTACCTTTGTTGATGATGAATATAGACTAGCGCCAAAAGCTAAGTTTTTATATCACGTTTATTTTAAGATTAATAACAGCACAGTGTTTTTTAAAAGTTTAACTGAAAGACATGGTAATGAGCTTGGGTTATTGGTTAAAGCAGTTGATTTACCAAAGTTTAGTATGCGAACACAGGTTTTAAATCAATATAATAGAAAAAAAGTAGTACAGACAGGCCATAGTCTTCAGCCAATTTCGATTAAATTTCATGATGACAGAGGGCATATCGTTAATATGATGTGGCAGGCTTACTACAAATATTATTATGCTGATTCAACTACCGGCAATGTTCCTGGTGCTTTCAAAAGAAATAGTATGGAAGGGTTTAATTATATTAAAGGCAATCATGGTTTTGATAATAATAGTTCAATACCATTTTTTGATAATATTGTAATCTACCAATTAAATAAAAGAGAATATAATAGTTATACATTGATTAATCCGTTAATACAAACATTTAATCATGATAGCTTATCTAGTAGTGATCAAGGAACTACAGGTGCAGAATGTAGTATGACCATAGGCTATGAAGCAGTAACTTATGATTCTGGCGCTATTAAAGGTGGAACAGTCAAAGGGTTCGCACAAGAGCATTATGATAAACTCCCCAGTCCATTAAGTTCTGCTGGTGGTGGCACCAGTAGTCTATTTGGCACAGGTGGTGTATTAGAAGGTGCTGCTGATGTCATTGGCGGAATAGCTAGTGGTAGGGCATTTAGTAGTTTAGATGGACTTATCAACACTGCTGCTTCAGCCGTAAACACGTATCAAAATGCTAAAGGATTAAGCAAAGCTGGGCTTAAACAGGAAGGACAGGGATTAC